CTACAGTTCAGTGTACAGCTTCAAAACTTGGATAACGCGCCTCAAGATGTTTTTATTTGGTTAAAACAAAACGGCACGGACATTACTGGTTCGACAGGTTTAGTTGGTATGCCTGCTAGAAAAAGTGCGGGTGTTCCGTTTCATGACATTAAGGGTTGGAACTATTTCCTAAACATGAACGCAGGCGATTACGTTCAAATTTACTGGTCAACCACGAATGTGGATGTGACGATCCAAACATACCCCGCTTCAGGCACGCCTACTAAACCATCTACAGCGTCCGTCGTAGCCACACTTTCATTTGTGTCTGCGCTCTCAACATGATACGATCCAACTACCCATATTTCAGAGGTAAATATGAATATATTTGAACGCGCATTAGACCTTGATACCTACACAAATGCACTAGAAGACCCCGGCAGTGCAATTAAAAACGTCGTGTCCGACCCTGCCTTTGGTTTGGTGGCGGGAACCATGTTGGGTATGCCTCAGTTTGGTGGGTTTTCGCCTATGCAAGCTGCGCTGATGACCGGTGGTATTTCTGCTTTGGCTACTGGTAGCTTACAAAAAGGTTTAATGACTGGTTTAAGCGCCTATGGTGGCGCAGGATTGTCTGATTCGTTCATGAAAGCTGGTGAAGCGGCGCTCCCCGGGGTTGGATCTGGAAAGGTCAATCCTTTTGCTAGCGCCGGAAGGACGGCAGTATCTGCTGCAACCCCCGCAGCAGAAGCGTCCGCATTGGACAAACTCAGTGCTGGATTTGGTGCGGCTACAAGTTCTTCCGATGCGGCATTACAGTTTGCCAAGGATAACTACGGCAAAGCACTTATGGCGGCAGGCCCCATACTGGCCGATCAGATGGTGGCGACAAAAACACCGTTGCCAACAGCCGGTTCTCTTTCAGGCCCTAGTTATATCCGTCCATATAGCATGACCCGTAAAGTTCGCCAACCAGAGAAAGACAGTGGCTCGCGTGAGCAAGACTGGTTTGAGACTACATGGGAGAGGGGTACGCCCTATAAAGCAGCGAACGGCGGTATCGTTGCGCTTGCTGGTGGCGGCACAACTTCCCAAGATGCCTATGATTTCTTGATGGGCAAGAAGAGTGATACAGGCTCTATGGTTAACACTGTTACCAAAGCACCCACGTACGAAGGGCGCTATGAGTATGATCCGATAACAGGTACAAGCCGGTTTGTCCCAGCGCGTGTAGATATGACTACAGCGATGAAACCTGTTATTTCAACTACTACGCCTACTACGCCTACAACGGATACCGCGGGGATTACTACACTTGTTCCGGGATTTGGGAATCCCAATGCCGCCGCAGCCCAAGCTGCTGCGTTTGCTGCCATGACTCCTGCGCAACAGGCGACTCATCAAGCGCAGTTGGCAGCGATTAATGAGGGTTTGACCCCCATGGCAGTTAAGATACTACAGCAAATAAAACAAAAAATACTTTTTAAAAATCCCAACGAAACTCCTGCTGAAGTTGTGAATATGGACAGCTTGTCTGATGCAGCCATAGCCCAATCTAACGCCGCTAACGCAGCAGCCAATTCTGCTCAAGGTGTTGCCGCCGCAAATGCTGCCGCTGCAATTGGAGCGGCAAACGCCGCCGGTAATGCTGGATCCGCCGGTACAAGTGCAGGCCCCGGTGGTATGGCTGGAACAGTGGGTGGGCCCGGTGTTGCTGCTTCTGTAAGCGCCGGAAATACTGGTGCGGCAGGTGCGGCAGGCCCCGGTAGTTCTGGTGTTGGTGGTGGGGGTGGAGGTGGTGGAGGTGGCGGTGGCAATGGTAGCGGCGCATCATCTGCCGGTGGTAGCTCTGCTGGATCTGCCTACTCAGATGTCCGGATGAAAGACAATATCAAGCCAATCGGCAACGCACTCAGCAAAGTCAAAAAGCTAGACGGCATCACGTATGACATGGATGGCAGGCGCGGCGCAGGCTTAGCGGCTCAACAAGTTGAGAAAGTATTACCCGAAGTTGTCCACAAAGATGGCAAAGGTATGCGCAAGCTGGACTACGGCAATACTGTGGGTTTGTTGGTTGAGGCTGTAAAAGAGCTTGACGCCAAGAAAAAAGCTGGTGGCGGCATGTTGCAAGGATACGCCACTGGTGGGTTATCTGACCTCGGCTCTTACTCAGATGGCGGCAGGTTACTGCGCGGCCCCGGAGATGGCGTATCCGACTCTATCCCTGCAATGATTGGAAAAAGTCAGCCTGCACGTTTAGCTGATGGTGAATTTGTTGTACCTGCACGTATTGTTTCTGAAATTGGCAATGGGTCAACCGAAGCAGGCGCTCGCAAACTGTACGCAATGATGGACAGAATTCAGGCGGCGCGTAGGAAAACCGTTGGCAAAGGCAAGATAGCCGCAAACACTAAAACAGATAAATATCTTCCCGCTTAAGGAAAAGACATGGCAGATCCAACACAAATCACACAGTATCAAACCGGCTTTGCGCCAGTACTTGCTCCTTATGCCGAGCAAATGCTAGGCATGACCGCTGGCGCTCTCTATAACTACGAGAAAGACGCAAGTGGGAAAATGATTTATCGGGACGCAAGCGGCGCAATTGTCCCTGCGGGAACCCCCGGCGCTCAGCCAAGCGCTTTGGGTCTTAAACCATATGAAAAATATACCGGAGACAGGGTTGCAGCATTTAACGATTTACAAACTAACAAGCTAGGAACCGGCGCGTTTGATCAAGCTGCCAAACTTGGGTACAACCAATATTCCACAAGCGCTGCTACAGGTTTAGAAGGGTTGGCAAAATTAGCGGGGCAAACCAGCTATGCCCCGTCAACTTTTGATTACAAGACAGTTACTGCGCCTACTGGCGTGGTAGACAAATCAATGTCTGGGCCTACTGACGTGTCTGGGTTTGGCGGTAGCACTAAAGAAGCATCTACAAAGTCATTTATTGATAAAGGTACGGCGGCTAGCTACATGTCACCCTACATTCAAAATGTGGTGGATATTCAACAACGTGAAGCCCAACGTCAAGCGGATATAGCAGGAACACAACGTAACGCTCAAGCTGCAAAAGCAGGCGCTTTTGGCGGATCTCGTCAGGCTATTATGGACGCCGAGGCTGCGCGAAATCTTGCCCAACAAAAAGGCGACATTACTGCCAAAGGGCAGCAAGACGCTTACCAACAAGCCATGCAGCAATTTAACGCCGAGCAAGGCTACGGTCTTACCGCGCAACAAGCCAACTTGCAAGCGGCGTTACAGTCCGCTCTAGCCAACCAACAAACGGACTACAACGTAGGTGCTCAGAATCTAGCAGCACAACTTAACGTACAGCAACTTAAGTCGGGCCAAGATCTTCAAGCTCAATTGGCAAATCAAGCAGCCTATCAACAAAAGCAACAGTTGGCCGAGCAATCTAAACAGTTTGGCGCGGGGCTTGGTCTTCAAGGTCTGCAAGCGGGTATGCAGGGATATCAAAACCTTGGCAATATTGGGCAAAACTTATATGGCCAAAACATTAGCAACATAAACACACAAGCACAGCTTGGCGGACAGCAACAGCAGCAAGCACAGAATATATTAGATCAAAAATACCAAGACTTCATTGCGCAAAAACAAGAACCGTTTCAACAGTTGTCCTATATGTCCAACATGTTGCGTGGCGTACCATTAAGCCAAGGCGCACAGACTGTTTACCAAGCTCCTCCAAGCGCATTTTCTCAAGTAGCAGGCGCTGGTTTATCTCTTGCGGCTTTAGGCAATTTGTTTGGTGGAAAAAGTAATGCCAAGGGCGGCAGTATCAAAGAGAAAAAGGGCAAGTCTGCTGGACTGCCTGCGCTCGTACTTTCAAAGATGGGATAAGAGGCGGCTATGTATACATCCACACAACGGGGAACATCAGGCATTAGCTCTGGCAGTATTGACGCTTTGCGCGTCCAGCTAATGAAGATGAGTGCACAGCAGTTGCAAGCGTTTGCAACTGCCAATCAAGACGATGCCATTAAGCTTAGCCTTGCCGCCGAAGCGGATAAGTACAAGAAGCAACACGGTCAGGAAGCTCTGGCGCTAATGTCAGGACAACAGCAAAAACCACCTATTGCCCAGCAAATCCTGCAAAGCATTGGCCAACCTCCGCAGCAACCTCAACAACAACCTCAACAGCCCATGCCCCCTCAAGGTATGCCGCCTCAAATGGCTCCACAGGGTATGCCGCCCCAAGGTATGCCTCCTCAACAAATGGCGCAAGGTCAGATGCCACCACAAGGTGCGGCAGATGGTGGGTATGTGCTTCCTGAAGATCAAGGTATTGCTACGCTTCCAGTGAGCAATATGGACTTTGCCGAAGGCGGTATTGTTGCGTTTGATGAAGGCGGTAGCACATCCCCTCTTGGAAGATTTTTTAAAGATCTAACTACACAAACACAAACACCCGAACAAAAACAACTTGATGCTTTGCAAAGTACGCTTAGACGAAAGAGAGCGGAGCTTAACAAACAAGGCGGTCTTTTTGGCTTGCAGCAGCAAACACCTCAGCAACAGGAAATATACGAGCGCACAAAAGCAGAGATAGACTACTTAGAAAACCTTGTTCGTAACCCAAACTACACGCCTGCTGCGGCAACCTCTGCCGCGCCCCCAGCAACAGCAACAGCAGCACCTGCTGCTGCAATCAACCCTTATGATCCAGCAACGGCAATACGTCGTTCTGATTTTACAAACAAACCCTACCCCGCCGCACTCCCTTCAGCAGCTCCTAAACCCGCAGTTGAGCCGGGCTTGCCTGCAATTGCGGCTACTAAATTTCAACGCACAACTGTTCCTGATATAGATGTCAAAAAGCAGCTTGAACTGTATGAACAGTCAATGCCAAAAAATATTGTTGATCCGTTGGCTAAACAACGCGAAGAGGCAAACGCGCCTGCTATACAGGCCGCAGCGCGGCAAGTTAGTTTGTTTGAACAAGAAGTTCAAAACAGAAAGCCTGCGTTTGAAGATCGTCTTAAAGCGTTGGATAAAAAAGAAGCTCGTGTTAATACAATGGAAGACCGCAACCTAAACATGTCTTTGCTTGAGGCAGGTTTGTCCATGATGTCTGGCGACAGCCCCCACGCTTTTGTAAATATTGGCAAGGGCGCACAAGTGGGTATCAAGTCTTACGCGGAAGGTCAGGCCAAGGTTGAAGCCGCCAGAGACAAGATGGAAGAAGCCAGATCGCGTATTGAAGAGTTCCGTCGCAACGAAGATATGATGACTGCTAAAGAACGTCGTGCAGTTTTGCGTGATTACGACAATACGCTTGCATCCGCTGCAAGAGACATGTTTGGCGGTGTTGAAAAAATGTACGGCATTAAGCGTCAGGACATTACTTCAGCGATTGCCGATAAAAATGCACGCGATGCAGTCAAGATACAAGTCCAATCTTCGGAAAACATGGGTATTGCAGGCCTTGAATCGCAAAGAAATATTGCAATGGCAAACATGCAGAATCAACGCAACATTGCGGCAATGCCTAGTGCTACTGAGCGCATTTTGAGCAACCCAACGTTGTTTGCCAGACAGTTGGAGCTTCAGACGGCTGCGACAGGTATGCGCGGTGATACCGCGTACAGAGAAACATGGGCCAAATCGCCGTACTTGCAAACACAATATCCAAACATAAATGACTACCTCAGGGCAATGGGCGTGCAACCAACAGTAAATCTGCCAGCAAATGCACCCAATGTTCTTCCGTAAGTAGTAAAATTAAACAACCGCGTGCAGTTCGGCCTGCCACGGTTGTAAGACCAAGCCGCACAATTCGGAAAATACTATGCCTCAAGCTGTCCCGTTACCAGATGGTAGATATGTAGCAATACGAGATGGGGAGACCCCAGAGCAGGCATACGCCCGAGCGCAGCAGATGTACCCCGAAGCATTTGCGCAAAAACAAGCAGCCGCGCCAACAGCAACTACGTTTGGTGGGCAGACCAAAGAATTCTTTAAAGGGCTTGTGCCCGGCGCTATTGGGCTTGTTGAACAGGCCGGTACTGGTATATCAGCACTGCTTCCAGAAGAACAAGAGAAAGCTACCCAAAAATATATCAAAGAAACTGCTGCCGCAGCCAAGGCTCCTTTTGCCGCTGCGCCGGGGTACGAGGACACGGTGGGGCGTAAATTTGGTGAAGCCGCAGGTTCAATAGCGCCGTTTCTTGCCACTGGGCCGTTTGGTCTGGCTGGGCGTGTAGCTGGATACGGTCTTGGTATTGGCGCTGGCGCTGGCACACAGGTAGAGAAATCTGCCGCTGAAGGTGCAACTGAAGGTCAACAAACTGCCGCTACTGCGCTGGGTGCCGTGGTCGGCGCATCAGAGATGTTTGCCCCTGCACGTATTCTAAAACGTCTTGGGGAGCCTGTAATTGAGGGGGCTACGTCGTATGTTAAACGTGCGCTGATGGCTGGCGGCGAGGAAGCCGCACAAGAAGCCGCGTCTCAAGCAGCGCAGAACATCATCACCAAAGGCATATACAAACCTGAGCAACAAATTATTGAACAGGTTGGTGAGTCTGCCGCCTACGGCGGTGCAGTCGGTGCGTTGGCACAAGGACTTTTGGACTTGGCTATTGGCCGTCGTGCACCAAAACCTGTGCTTACAGACGAGGTAAAGCAAGCCCGTGAAGAAGCGGCTGTGCAGGCAGAACAGGAAAAAGCACGCCTGAACAGCCCTGAGTACGCACAGGGATTATTCCAACAAACACAAGACTTGGAAGCCCAGCGTAGAGCACTCAAAGCGCAGTTAATCCCGATAAAGAAAGGCGAATCCCCAGAAACGGATTACGCAAACAATCGAGAAATTAACCGCCAGATAGAAGCCTTAAACAAAGAACTTAAGCCGCTGGCTGATGAGTATGTGCGTGTCAAACCTATTCTAAAACAAGCGGCAGAACAGGAACGTGTTGCCAAACTAACCCCACAAGAGTATGCGTTGGGTATTGAGCCAGAGCAAGTTGCGCCACAAGCGCAGGCTGAGCCTCGCATGTACTACGACCAAGAGGTTGTGCCGCCTCAGGAGCCGAAGGCGGAGGATGCTGCGGAGCGATATGCCGCTGAGAGTGTTCAGTTAGCCAATGATCAACGCCTTGCCAGTGAGAAAGGCCCCAACGATGCGGTTGCTGACTACGTCTCGTACTTGATGCGCAACCCCAACTTGGCTGAGGAAATTGAAAAGAGCCGGATGCAGTTGCCCGGTTTGCCCACTGGTGTACGTAGTGCCGCCGTGCTGGATGCGTTGAAGTTACAGCTTGCGCCTATGCGCAAACAAAAAGCAGCAGCCGAAAAAGCTTCTTTTGAGCAGGAGATGGGCACGCGGCAAACAGCGTTTGGTGCCACTAAGCCGGAAAAAGAATCTTCATATGTGCAGGCGTTTACTTCGTACATGGATGACATCAAGAGCCAGCGTGATGACGTTGGTGATGACATGTTCTTCAAGTACATAGTCGATCCAAAGCTGGAAAAGATAAGTGAGGGTAAACCCCCAGTCATAGCGGTGAATCCTCAGTTGATGCCGTTTGCACAACCCAAACAGGCAGAGCGCACACGTACCAAAATTAACGAGTTGATTGACCAAGTCGATACCGCTCAAGAAGAACGTGATGCTGCTTTGCGCTCAAACAACCGTGACGCTGCAACTGCTGCGTTTGAAAGAGGGAACCAAGCGCTTGAACAACTTAACTCGCTTGTTGTAGAAACACCTGCTGGAGAACTGACAAAAGGGCGCTTCCCCAGCGCTAAAACAAGCCCACAAGCAAACATTTACGCCCAAGAAGTACTGCGTGTACGGAACGAACAAAACACCGCTTTAAACACAATTGAAGACAAGCTTGACCGTTTGCGCCGTGGTGATGCTTTAGGTAAAGAGAATGTAGAACCCGGCAAAGGTGTGGCGGCTGCTACTCCCAATGTGTTGGCCAAACAAGCTGAAGAGGCACGAGGCAAGTATATCTCTGCTGTGTTGGAAGAAGCCGCCATTCATCGCCGTGTTGCAGGTAAGCCTGCACTAACTTATGCCGAAGCTATCAAAGCCTCGTCGCGCATCCATGATGTGGTGGGTGAGTGGTTAAGCCGCGCACGAGCTGTGCCTAAAAAACCTGAGTTTGAAGAAGTTATAGTGCAGCCCGCTCAGATGCGGGCAAACAAAATTATCCGTGGTGCTGTTACCAAACGTGTTTTGAAGACTCGTGATCTGAGTACAATTCCACTAAATGATTTTGCACGCTTGAGCGATAAGGAAGTTAAGCATTTTAAAGCGCAGATTGCCAAAGTTGTTGATGGCTTGTCCGAAATGCCATCACAGGTTTCACGTGAAACACCGATATTGAAACAGCAGTTTGCCAGCACTGAAGCACAGAAAGTTGCGGAAGCCCGAGGCGAGACAGCCAAGACACTGGCTGGAGAACTGCGCCGTCGCACAGAGTTTGTGCGCAACTTGATGGCTAAGCCGCCTCTCAAGCCGTTGACAGAAGAAACCCGCAAAGCTTTAAACTTGAAACTGCTTGATCGCGCCGTTGACATTATGGACAGCGGCAAAGCCTCACGCGGTTTGTTGGACGCTGTTGAACCTATTGTTACAAACTTGGCTGAAGGCCGTGAGATTCTTCCCCAAGATATACGGGCGCTTGATGATGCCATAAAGCTGTATGAAAGTACAGCCCAAGAGGGTGAGATTGCTGGTGAAGGTGCGGCTGGTCAAGGTCAGTTGTTCCCTGAGACACGCAAAGACATTGGTTACATCCGCGCTACTCCTGCCAACTTTGCCAAGTCACCACAGATTAAGCCTGTGTGGGAAGCGCTGGAGCAAGCACGCAAGCTCAAAGCAAAAATAGAAGCCAACCAGAAAGCACGTTCTGCTAGAGACAAACAAGGTATGGTGCAGATCAAAGCGTTGCAAGATCAAATTGATGCTATCAAAAATAACATGAAGTTTTTTCTGACTAAATCAGGAGACTTTAATTTAGGGTTGTACACAAACGTAGACATTGCAAAAATGTTTGTGCCGTACCCTGAGGCGGGGGTTACAAAAGAAGATAAAGCGTTGATGGATCAGTACTTGGCCGTTGTACGAAACATTTTTAATCAAAACTACAACCCGTCCATAAAACAAACACTTGAGCAGTCGCTTGAAAGCAACTCAAGATTAGCTAGAAAAATATATCAAGGGTTGTCTGCGGTTTTTAAACCCGAACAAATAACTTATGTTTATGACAAGTTGCTTCCGGACTTTAATAAAAATATAAGACCTGAATACCTTATACGTCTTAAAGAAGCGCAACAAGCTGTGGCTTTGGGGCAGCGCCTTGAAAGTGCAAACAACCGTTTGGTTGAGTTTATGCAAGACAGTAACGCTGTTGTGCGTAAACAAGCTGAAGAGAGCTACAAACTTACCGAACCACTACTGGACAAACTAAAACTTATCAAACAGAGTTTGCGTGGTGCCGCATTGTTGTCTGACGGAGAACGAGCCGCGCTTGCTTCTGAAACAAAGTTGGCTGCGCAACGTACTGCGTATAAAGACGCTATGGCCAAGGCAATGGGCAAAGCCCGTCAACGCTTGTCTGATACGTTGGGCGAATTGCTTGATCCTGAGATTGAACGCGCACGCCGTGCTTTGAAAGCGGCCAAGACACGTTTGGCTACAGTTGAGTCGCAGATTGAAGCGGCTACGAAAGAAATGACTGAGGGTACTGGTCAAGCGCCAAACCTAATTAGTAATTTGCAAAAAGTACAAGGGCTTGTTGAGAGCATTGAAAGCGCTGAAACAGAACTAAACGAGTTGCAAGAGTTGCGCTTTGACGAAATTGAAAACGATGTCGTTGTCACCGAAGCCATGCTTGACAAAGACCTCAAGACAGAACGCGAGTATCTAGAAATACTTGAGCGGCAACTGGCAGACATGCGCAAGGAGCCATTGACTGCTGTAGAACTTGGAGAACGCGGCAAGCTGGGCAAACTCAAATACCCCTTCTCTGCGCAGCGCGTAGAGTCGCAAGTAAAGGCACAACAAGCGGCTGTTGATGAAGCCGAGAAGCGTGCAAACGAATTCCAGAAAGATGTGCAAGTCTGGTGGCCTAAGGTTACTGCTGCGTTTAAGAAAGAAGGCGTCAAGCTTAAAGATTTGCCCGGCGCAGTGTTTGAGAAAGGCCGCAAGGTTGCGGAGATCAATACGCCTGAACAAAGACGCCTTGATGAGTTGCGTGATAAAGGTATGCAGGCGGCAAAAGAAGTTGATGAAGCCGCCGTACTTCAAGCAGTTAAAGACAAGCAGATTCAGTTGTTTGATGACGAGATCTTTGACGCACGCGGTGAAGTGCAATCGTTCATGGGGCCAGAAAACATGGATCAGTTGGCCGACATCATGGCCGACCCCAAGACTACCAACATCAAACGTGTACAGGCTACGCTCAAGCTGGGCGCTATGCAGAAGCTGGCTTCGTTGGAAGCGCAAAAAGAAGTGTTCCTTACAGGCAAGCCAGCCAAAGCACCCAAGGCAGCTACTGTGCCGAGCACCACTGCGTTGGCGGCGGCTAAGCCGTTCCGTACTGGGTCAGGCGTAGCTAAAGCATTTACGCCCGCAGAGATGGATGAAATGGCGCGTGCTGACATACGCGACGCTAATGAGTTGGCCAAAAAGATTCTTGGTACAAAAGCGCCGCAGTTGAAAGAACCAAGCAAACGCAAGCAGGGCAAAATGCCTGACCCTAATATGGGGTTGTTTGACGATTTTGAGTTTTCTCGTGGCACACCGGTAAAAGGCTTGACCAAAGCCGAGTTGGAAGCCGAGCTTACCGCCGGTATGGGTGAACCTATTACTGGGCGTAAAGTAGAAAAACAAATTGCCGACAAGTTGGCAGTGTATGAAAACCTTGACGAGTACCTGAATCAGTTCAAAGACGCTACACGCCAAAAGTTAGAAAGCCAGATTCCAGCAGACGCCAAAGGTTTTGTACAAAACGGCAAAGCTGTGCTGTTTGCCAACAACATTGGTAAAGGCCACGGACTGGGCGTACTGCTTCACGAAGTTGGTGTGCACTTGGGATTCCGCAACTTCTTTAACGAAGGTCAGTACAACGCGTTAGTTAAGACAATCAAAAACTGGGCAAACAAAACTGAAGACTCAATGGAAGCGCGTGTTGGTAAAGCCGCCATGCGTAGGGTTGAAGCCGCTGAAACACCTGAAAATCAGATTGACGATGAGTTGTTGGCTTACGCTGTTGAAGAAGCCATGCAGATGGGCGTAGAGCCTGTTGGTGTTAAAGGTGGCAACGCAGTCAAGAACTGGTTGAAGATGGTGGTGGATGCGTTTAAAAAAGCGCTTGAGAAGTTTGGCATCACTACTTCCAACTTAACTGCTGGAGATTTGGTTAACTTTGCTTATGGCGCAGCCCACCTTGAACTTAAAGGAACTTGGCACGGCACAGGCGTTAAGTTTGATGAGTTTGACCACGCATACATGAGTTCTGGAGAAGGCCATCAGGCATTTGGTTTTGGTACGTATCGCGCACAAAGGTTTGGAACTGCGGACTATTACCGTGATGTTGCGCAAGGCGTACAACTTAAAAACTGGTTAGAGCGGCCTGACGTGAAAGCGTGGAGAGCAAGTCAAAGGCCGGAACTAGTACGTAAAGCTCCGGATGTTGTCCCTGACTGGATGCTTGAAAACGCAATAGAAGAAGCGGCAAACGCTTATGCCGGTATTTCTCCACATACCATGTTCAAAGATTCTATTGAAAGCCAAATAAAAGATCTGCAAGAGTTGCGCAAAGACTCAAACATGCAAGATGTGGGTTTTGGTATTCAGACGGACAAAGAGTTTAAAGACACTGTCGAAAAGCTCAAAGCATTTGCAAAAGATGCGGGGTCGTACATAGATGCGCCTTTTGATAAACCTTTGTATAAAGGTGAACAATCATATAGTTTGTACGACACAAACCCCGCAGCGCACAGTGCTTTAACAAAGTTTGAAATGGTTTTGGCAAAAGATGAAACGCCATCTTTTAAAGAAATAATTGCAGAAGTAAAAGCGGATGCCGCAGACATAATGAAAGTGTTTGAAAGGGCTTCAGATAATCCAAGTAATAATTTTGTTTATGAGCGTTACAAACAAATCTACGAAGGTGTAGACAAGCTTAGCTTAGACAACTTTAAGTACCGCCTAGCATCTGGCCCACCTGTACCACAGCCTGTTGGTTACATGCTACGTACGTTGCACACACGTCCAGAGAACGAGTACATCCATTGGGACGGCCAAGCAGACAAACAACCAGCGGCTGTTAGAGATGTGTTCAAGCGTATCTACGATTCTTTAGACAGAACACAAAGACAAAACTTTGATCGTTCAATTGGCATCTCTCCAACTGACCGGCAGAATGGGCAACAGTTATATGAAGCATTAAGCGCCGTCCTTGAAAAAGGTGGTATGCCTAGCGAACTCTCTGACCGATTTGCGTCTGAACTGTTGCACGCTGAAGGTGTTGCAGGTATTAAGTTTTTTGATAACCGTTCCAGAATTAAAAAAGAAGGTACGTTTAACTACGTTGACTTTGGCGACAAGGAAGAAGGTGCGCAAATCATTGCCACTGACATCAGCCCCGTCAACGCCACAAAGCCCATGCAAAAAGGCGAGATGCTGTTCTCGCGTTCAGCAGAATACACTAACCCGGAGATTGCCAAGCGTAGCGGTTTTGTTGACAAGATTGTGGCCAAAGATAAAAGTTGGACGCAGAAGCTTAAAGCCAATTTGACTGGTCTGGCTTTTGAGACACAGCTTGTGGACAGGTTTGCAGGCTTCGAGCGTTTGGCCAAATACATGGAGCCGCTTAAAGGCACTCAGATGTTGTACTACCTGCGCATGTACGACCAGCGCATGAACTTTGTATCTCAGGCAGTCTCCAACGGCGCACCAGCAATCGTGGAGAAGACGCGCCCAGACGGACGTGTTGAGCGTGTGTTGGAAAGTAAAGAGAGCGCTAACATTAACAACGTGGTGCAGATTCTAAGAGACGCACAACCAATGGTTGGCAATGCAGAAGCCGTAAACACAATGTTTACCTTGTACATGGCGGCCATCCGCGCAGATAACAAAGGGTTGGCTTCACTAAACTTTGGTGAAGACGTTACGCAAGAATTGTTGAACGACACCATGTCCGCTATCAAGGCCACGCCCGGCTTAGAAGCTGTGTTTAAAAATGCACAAGCCGAGTACAACGAGTACAACCGCAACTTGATTGATTTTGTTGTCAGCACTGGCGCACTGTCCAAAGAAGTTGGTAAACGTTTGCTTAGAGAAAACGATTACATCCCGTTTTATCGTGAACGCAACGGCGTAGCCGAACTGTTAATTGGTGGTGAGTCCCCCATCCGTATTGGTAGTATTGCCGAACAGCCGTACCTGCATGAACTTGTTGGTGGCGACAGACCTATCCTTGACTTCATGACAAGCTCGGTGCAAAACACCAACCTGTTGATGGATATGGGTATGCGTAACTTGGCCACCAAGAACGCGGTGTTTGAACTGGTGGACTTGAAGGCTGCTAAGTTTGTAAAGATGGCTGCTGGCCCTGACGTTGTTAAATTCCGCGATGATGGCGCAGATCGTTACGCTGTGATTGCTACCGAGAAGGTCAAGATTGGTAACAAGGAGTTTGATACTGGCGTACCTGCTGACATACTTGTCAAAGGCATGGAGGGCATTCCAACACAGATGCCAGCAATGTTGCGCGTCATGGCTTTCCCAGCACAGGTATTACGCAAAGCTATTACCCTCAGCCCTTTGTACACAGCAAAGCAGTTGTTCCGTGACTCCTTGGCCGCGCCTATTCTTTCTGGCGCAGACTTTATGCCTGTCATTGGTGCGTTGAAAGAAATCAACTCCGCTACCAAAAAGACTCTTGAACGCCGTGGTGTTACCGGAGGCCAGCAGTTTGTGGGGGGCGCTGAGGACTTGACCAAGATTCTGCGTGATGTGTCTGAAGGTAAGCCGGGCTGGATGACCGCGCTTGGCAAGCTTGAAGCTATGAGCATGGAGGCCGATGCTGCAACACGTCGTGCGCAGTACAACAGCTACGTTGAGCAAGGCCTGTCCGAGATGGAGGCAACACTGCTGGCGCTGGAGTCCATGAACTTTAACAAGCGCGGCGCGTCCCCCTCAGTGCATATGGCTAACTCGTTGATACCTTTCTTTAATGCACAGATTCAAGGTTTGAACGTGTTGTACAAAGCGTCGATGGGTAAGATGCCGTTCAATGACCAGTTGCGTATTCGTGAAAAGATGCTGCGACGTGGAGCCTTTATGGCTGTGGCCAGCCTTGCCTATGCCGCATTGATGCAGGACGACGAAGCGTATAAGAACGCTAACCCTGACCAGAAATATGGCAACTGGTTTGTGCGAGTGCCGGGTCTGGACGAGCCTATCAAAGTACCTGTGCCTTTTGAAATTGGCTACATCTTCAAGGCGTTGCCTGAGGCAATACTTAACAGCATGGTCAACGAGAATGGTGGTGAGGAAGCAGTTAAAGCTTTCAAACAAATCTTGCTCCAGACAATCCCCGGCGGTTCGTCGTATGGCATCCCACAAATAATGAAACCTGCCATCGAGGCAGGACTCGGCAAGTCGTTCTACACAGGTAGGGACATCCTGTCTGCGCGAGAGAAAGAACTGTTGCCCGAAGAGCAGTTCCGCACCAACACATCTGAGTTGGCTAAAGTTATTGGTAAAACGCTGGGCATTTCCCCTATTGTGTTTGAGCAACTTGTCAGCGGTTACACCGGTGCAATGGGGTTGGCGTTCATGCACGCATTGAGTGTGGGCATACCCACAGGTGAGACTCCTGAGAAAGCCGTTAAGCGTTTGTCAGAATACCCAATCCTTGGCGGTGCGTTCCAGCCCAACGATGCTGGCGGCATAGTCAACAGCGTGTATGAGCGCATGAACGAGAACCTCAAAATTAAATCTACGTTCGACAAGCTGGTAGGAGAAGGCCGCATGTCAGACGCCAAGGAGTTGCTCCAACGTCGCGGCAATGAGTACATGCAAGCCGAGTTGGCAAACAGTTTTAAAAACGACATGAACCAACTGACTCAGGCAGAACGTGCCATCAGCGCTTCAAAAATGTCACCGGAAGAAAAGCGTGCACAGCTTGACAAGATCAGGAAGATAAAGACCGCTGTTGCTCAAACTGTGAGAGATGTTTCCGATAAAACCATACTCCTAGCATCCCCTTTCTGACACCAATCAAAGCTTGAGTGCGGAACTTAAAAGGAACGGCGGCGCGTAGCCCCCGTTCCTTTATCTCTGCAACATTCAGCCCGGGCACAAAGAACCCCTCGCCCGGCTCAAGCTTCTCCCACGGATACGTTATTACCATTGAAGTGTTCTTCCTCAAACGTGATGTGCATTGCGTTGACTCTCATAACAGGGCCGTTGGTTTTGCCGAGCATGTCTTTCTTGGTGTACTTTACGCGGAACATCTTCTCCATCTGCTTCTTGAACTCGTCATAGCTAAAGCTCATGCTGACACAATGCTTCTTGAGTAGCTGTTCCTCGATGTAGTACTCCCTGAACCCATCAGCAAGCGTGCCATGCTCCACACGCCCCAACACCTTAGACCTTGTGAGCGATTTGTCCACCGACTCACCATCTCCCCACGCAGCCAGCAATCGACCATCTGCTTTCTTGATGATGATAAAGCTGCCGTAGTTGTCGCCGGTATAAGCATTGAGTACGTCCTCGGCGGTGCGCACACTGCCACGAATGATGCCGCGTGCTTTGTCCACAACAAGTTTCAAAGCGTTGATAACTTTCTGTACTTCCACATCAATGATATTGGCGTAGTCCCTGCGCAGGAGAATGGCAGACGCAACAATCACAGTACAGCCAGCGTGCCAGTAGCGCTCGTCGTCATCAAAGTTCATGACCTTTTTCAAGTGCGCGTGCGTCTTGGCAACGACTTCCTGAGCAACATCTTGGTGCTTGGTCAGCCATCTCACCCACGCCTCACCGGCTACGCCGTAGTGACGCTTCATGTCCAGCAGGACTTCACGCTCCCTAGGAGTCCACGACAGCTTGATGTTTGGGTTCCACTCCAGCATACGCAGAAGCTCGCCGTTTGAACTGAACTTCCTTGCGCCAGCCATGTAGTCGGTCAGGCTTTCGTTGGAGGTCATGGTGCAGGTGGTTTTCCAAGACGTGTTGTTGAGACGCTCCTTGTTGGCTCCCGCCTCCATACGCTCCTTGCCCTGCGCTTCAGCAAAGTCAAAGATGAACACTGGTGCCCATTCCATGTTGGCACGTTGGGTGTTGGTGATCTCGTCTACAAGCAAAGGCATACTGTTGAGCAAGCCAGCGCGTTGTTGCATGGCTACTGGGGATGTGCCTTTGCCTGTCCTATACCTCAGGGGGTGACCCCATACACCAGCCTTGGCGCTCAGCACCAGCGACTTACCAGTACCAGACTCGCGGGAACCAATGTGCCACACAAAACCCTCGTACTCGGTGAACCGCATCAAGGATGCACCAAATGAGTCTAGACACACAGCCAGCGCTGTCTCCATGTTGGGCTTGTCCACAAAGATGGTCTGCCACATCTTCTTCCACGTCTGCAAGTCACCGTCGCTGTTGGTGTTGCGGTTGATGTTCTCCAGACCGGGCATGGGGATGCGTGTCTCTCTGCCGTCACTGGTGAACACACGGTTGTTGTAGACGAAGCTGTCGTCTTCCTGCCAACCACATTGATAGGGCACAACGATGGGCTTCTTGGCCTGCGATGCCTCACCCACACAAGCACGCACATACTCATAAAGCTGTTTGTCGTAGCCTGCAAAGGTGGACACGATGTTTTGACTGGCAAGCCACTTGAGCGTCTCGTCCCTACTGACAATAGATTTCTGCGGGAAGTTCAGCGTCAGCACACCCTCGGGACGCACAGCGGCCATGTGAACCAAATGTTCGTTCTCCATCTTGAGCAGATCAACCACAAACAAGTCGTAGGGAACAAGCTGGATGGTCTTCTTGCTTTTCTTGCCCTCCTCGTCTGCTTCCTCCTTAACAAAGTACACACCGCCGTTCTCGCCATAGCTGTATCCCCTTGGTGGAAGTGGGCGTCTTACTGCGGGTATGTTGTCGGGGTCGTCGCTCTCCTCGCTCTCGTCCAGCGCAAAGAACTCCTCCTCAACAAACTCCTCGCTGACAGTCGACAGAGGGATTACTTTCTCTGTGTTGTCTGCCTTGAGTTCCCGCCCCAGTATCAATGGGTTGGTGATCTTGCCCCAGTGTGGACAACCTGTGCATATCCCGGGATTGAGTGAGTCCATCGCCACGCAGGAGTACGGCCCTTTGATCTCAGCCAACTTTTGTTGCATCCGATCTAGCGGGTATGGGTGCATCTCTGACAACCACACCGCCTTTTCATCGCCGTCATTGCAGACCTTGGCCCAAGAAAGCAGACCACGCCATACAGGTTCCTTGCCGTCATCCTGCGCCGTGTTGAGATAGTCCACGACCTGACCGCACTTCGACTCAAAACTGGCAAACAGCGTGGTGCTGTTCTCAATGAGCTTGACTTGCGCCTTGGTCATTGCTTTTGAGGGACGTGCGCCGGGCAGGGAAAGTGTCTCGACCCTTTGTATTGGACTAGTTTTTTCAACAAGGTGTTTGTCGATGAGCGCCGCAATGTCTTCAAACTTAAAGATGTCGCCCTCGGCCAGCAGTTTCACTGGCATCGGCTTGCTGTACTTCTTCTTGTGATTGAAAGTTTCTGGGAAGCGCATCACCCTTGCGGAGTCAGCCGTCACCGACATGTCGATAGACATCTTCTCCTGCGCACACAGACGTTTCAAGTTTTCAGCAACAGGTTTCCAAACATCAGTTGGCAGTTCTTCTGTCAGAGGCCAGTAACAATGTATTCCACCACCTGAAGACACAATCCACGGCTTGCCCAGTTCAGACAAACCAACCTTCTCCATAAAGGCATCCAATGCAAGGGCGGCGGCTTTCTTAGACTCGTACCCATCCATGTCGATGAAGAACGCTTTGATCTTCAGCGTGTTCTCTGCCGTGCGCTTACCTGCCTTTGCAAAGGTGGATAAAGCAAAGAAAATGTTGTAGTCGGCTTTGTTCCAGCGGTCTACATAGGGTAGTAAGTCCTCAAGTTTTTCAACAAAGGCGTGTTCTCTCTTTTTGGTTAATTCGACCGCGCAGTAGTACCCCGTACCCGGAGACGGAAGAACCACCGCTAGAAATTCAAGCGGAGTCATATCTGTCCTTTGGGTTATTTGAAGTCGTCTGTCGCGTGGTCTATGCCTTGCTTAAAGCCATCCTCAAAGCCGTCGTGAAAAGACTTCTCTTTGCTGTCAATAAGTTCAGCTGTGCGTTCCACAAGCACCTCAATCCAATCAGGGGTAACTTTGTCGAAACCCATGATGTAGATATAGCGCAGAAGTTCGTTGTTACTCAGTTGTCGAGGCTGAATGCTTTGCATGTTTTTCTCCAAGCCTCGTCGGCGCTACTAGATGTTTGCAGGATTTTAAGAAGCGAACTGACAACAGGCCGGTACGCTACGAAGACTTCACCACCACCGAACCAGTTGTAAACAGACTGCCGTGAAGCGCCTGTTGCCTTGGCTATTTTGATGACTGGGAAATTGTGATGGACAGCCCAGCGCCCGAGTTGGTTGCCCAACGTCTTTGGCGCTTTCATGACCATGTTGATTGTTTGATTTGAGTAAGCCATTTTGATAGGGGCTTGCGCCCCACCCCTTTCTTACTCGTCCCAATCGTCAACCATTGCCGCCAAGGATGACTTCTTGGCAGGCACGGCACTAGGCTTCTTCTCTTCCTTGCGGACAGTAGGCTCTTCACCGTCGTCCTCGGCAACAGGCTCGGCCTTGGCTTTCTTAGCCTTGGGTGCGGGTGCTGGCGTTTCTTCTTCCTCTTCTTCAACCACCTTGGCAGTTGGACGCTTGCCGCCAATAGCTAGGGGAGCCGCCACGTTGTCCATCTTGGCAACAGACATGGTGATAGCTTTCTGAGCTTCGGGGCTCTGACCTTTCTCCACAATGTTGGGGTACTCGTCATCGTTCAACCAGCGCATAGCTTTGAAGAACAGTTTGGGGGACTCTGACTTGGTATCAAACTTCAAGCGTGTCACAACCTCGCTGGGGTCAACAGGGTTGGGGGTCTGCGCCAACAAGAAGCGAGCGTAGGCTTGCAAGGGGCGGTTGTCGCCTTCTTCTTTACCAAAGATTGACTTGGCTGGCAGAGTCAATTGCAGGACATCTCCCTCCATGTCGTTGGCAAGAACAACAGCAACGCGTTGTTGATAGCGGCAAGCACGGCTGTTACCTTGACCTGAGCCAGCGACATTCTGTGAGCAGTCAGTACAGGTAGCAGCTTGCTTGTTGGATGCGTCAGCGCTTGGCTTCTCACCATCGGATGACCAACAGTCAGGCGCGTTGGCTTCGCCGTCATAGGACTTCATGTAGAACACACGTCCAATTTTGGGAGCGGCGGCGACAATCACTACATCAAGGTAGCGTTCTTCGATAGCGGCAACTTCTTTGCCAGAGCTATACAAGCGGAACACGCCGCCTTTGATTGAGATGCGTTTGCCGCCATCACTACCGCCACTACCAGCGAGGGCTTTGGCTACAGCAGACAGACCTGTGCGGTTTTTTACAAATGCAGGAACCGCGTCCTGATTAAAAATGGTCACGTTACTCACGTTATATTTCTCCTGATTACTTGGTTGGTTTACGAACAGAGATTGCATACTCAGAGACTGAGTTCAATCCGGGGGGTACGAGGCCGGGGTTCTCTTCAAGGAATGTCGACATGTTGGTCTGCGCTATGCGCTTCTCAAGCAAGTCAACTGCTTCGTGCTGAAGCACAAAGGTCTTGAACGAGTCCCAGTCTTGTGTGTTGTAGCGTGTCTTGGTAGACAGCACTACAGTGCCTTGGTCAGTGCGCACAGAGGACACGCCTAGTGCAAGCATCTGATCTTTTAGTGCGATCTTCACGGTGTCTTGTTGCCGCTTAATCTCTTCAACTTCATTTTCGTACGCTTGTGTTAGCTCTTGGATTCGAGCCGCCATTCTGCGGTACACCTTAGCCAGTTTGTCCATTGGGACGTTGGCTAACTCCTTGCTCTCTTCTGTGAGAGGTGCTTCATCATCTATGACTGAGGTCATTTGCTTCTCCTATTTTTTTGTCTAAGGTTTAACATCATACACGGAACAAAATCTCTTGCAACTCCTTTCTTAAATATTTTTTACTTCGCTATCAAACATGCCGACAAGCAACGCATGGTCAGTAACTTTAGCGGCCATTGCTTTGAATAGTTTTTTCTCAATTGGGCTTGACTCAATGTGTACCACAGTAACTTTGTCAGAGTCTTGACCTTTGCGATCTGCGCGAGCAATACATTGTGTGTACATTTCAACAGACATCAGAGGGCCAAAGAATACAACTGTGTCAGCGGCAGTCAGGGTAATCCCGTGGGCAGTTGCTTGAGGTTGCAACACGAGCACGCGTATCTTGTCAGTAGTCTGAAAGTCCGCAATTATCTGACCGCGCTTTGTTGCTGTCACGTCGCCATGAATTTGTCCCACGGCAAAGCCGTTGCCTGACAAGTGCCGCACAATAGACTCAATGCTTGACCTGAACAGCGCAAAGATGATGACTTTTCTTTGTGTCTCCTCAAGCACCTCGTCCAACACATTGAGGCGTGGGGACGCATCGAACTCCACAACTTCTTTGTCGTCTGTATACGCCGCACCGCAGGATATTTGTAACAACTTGTTTACAGCAACACCGGCATTGACTGCGCTGATTGTCTCCCCCGCCGCACGCACCATCATCTGCTCTTTGAGTAGGCGGTAGTATTTGTTTTGCTGGGGTGTCATGGGCACCTCACGCGTCACCGTGATAACTGGTGGCAGGTCAAGGCACTGGTCTTTTGTAAAACGTATTGCTGGTTGAAGCACCTCGTACACCATGTCGCGTGCATTAGCTTTGGGTGCCCACTTGAACATGCTTATCTTGTTCATCACTTTGTCGCGCCATGCAGTCTGAAACTTGGGCACGCCTGTAGGGTTGACCAGTCGAGCTAAGCCATACGCGTCCACAGGAGACTGCGAGGCAGGAGTGCCAGTCATCATCCACAGATGGGTGTCGGGTTTGATGATTGATGCCAACGCCTTCCACCGCCGCGTAGATGGATTCTTGTATGCGTTTGCCTCATCGACAATCACAAGGTCAAAGCGCCCATCATTGATGATCTCAGAGGCAATCAGGTTGAGTCCATCGTAGTTGGCAATGACGAACTCGTAGTCTTGCTGAATCATCTCTATACGCCGTGATGCTTGTTGGTGGTGCGCGACCACAGCGCTTCTGTGAATGATGCTTCGGTTGATGTCACCCATCCATGCGCTGTGCATGATGGACAAGGGGCACAGTATCAGCACCCTACGCACCTCGCCTTTGTTCATCAAGTAGTCTGCCGCCCACAAGGCAGAGAGCGTCTTACCAGTTCCGGGGTCGTTAAAACAGAACGATCTGCGGTTTAAAGTCATGAACGCGGAGGTTTCTATTTGGTGAGCCATTGGTACAAACTTTCCCGGCCAGTGGTAACGCTTGGTGATGGGCGATGGCACATCTTTGACTCCGAGATTCTTGAGTACGCGTGTCTCATCAAGTCCCCAGTACACAGCCACTTGATATACGCCATCCTCATGACCAAGGACTTTGTGTTTGGGGATGATGCTGTACTTGTTTGGATTGCGCGTGCGTAGTATCAGCGCTTTGTTGTCAACGATTTCCATTACGCATCTTCCTTCAACCGCGCCCACGGCGTGTTGCTTTCTCTAAACTCAACCTCTTCCATCAGTTTGTTTCTGTGAAGTCTTGAAGATGCGTCCAACCAAAACTCATCATCTAGTTCAGACACATCAATCCACAAGTCTCCAAACTTTACTCGCCACGCATTGACCAATGTTGATAGCGGGATGGAATACGCTTCACGTTTATTGGGGTCGTCTACTTTCATGGCGGTGTATGGTTTTTTTGGTCTTAGCGCTTCTCCTGCATAAACGGACAAGTCTTCTAAGTCTTCTGTCAGTTGTTGACCAAGTGTTTTCATTTTTCCCATTTGCTTCTCCTGTTTTATTCTGGCATCCGGCACACATAGCGTGCCCTGTCTGTTAAGAAATGAACTTCAACTTCTCCGAGTTGTTTAAGTCTGTTAAAAGCTAATCTAAAAAATTCTTCTTCTTCTATTGTCTCCATTGGCACCCAATCGTTTCCAAAACGTGCTATCCAAAGATTGACCAACCTGTCGACTGGTATTTTGAACGCTTCATTTTCAAGCATTGCACTTGTAATCTCACTATCAACAACACGCTTTACTCCTAGCGTCCGGTCACTTAATGCTGTGGTCTGACTTACGTTTGAAGCTCCGATTGTCAGATGCTGATTTGACGCGTAGATTGCTTCTATTTGTTGCCCCGCCTTTTGAAAGGGGTTGTTTATGATCGACATCTTTTCCATCTCCTTTTTGTACGAGTCCCTCTTTCATAAGCATTGCGCGTGCTTTATTTCGAGCGGTTCTTTTTTTAATGATCTCAGGCTTTTGCTCATACTTTGCGTATGAGGGGCGGTCTGCGGGGTTTTTGTAAGGCATGATGTTTCCTAATGTTTTGGATGAAATTCACACGTTTTTACAGCACACCAACCACACAGAGGCGTTTGGTTTGGGTTCCATACATCGTGCTCGAAGCATGACTCCAAGCGAGCGTAGCGTTCACGGTAGTCCCACCAGTGCTTAGACGCTTCGTCCGAAGTCATACTCATCTTGACCATATCATTTTTCACAATAAACATCAACGCCGAGTTGACTCTGCGGATGTGGGGAAAGTGGGCAAACACCATGATAGACATAAGAACAAGCTGGTCTCTGTCAGGATACTTGTTGTTGCCTGTTTTCCAGTCTGCCACCCACGCCGTCAGGTTCTCATCATCAATGATGATTAAGTCTGCAATGCCTCTGACCCACACGTTGTCATCTTCCCAAGACACAGGGTTTAAATTTGCATCCAGCGCCATCTCATACTCAGGCAGTCTGCGCCCTGCCTTTTTCAGCAACGCGTCAACAACAGGTTGAAACTGAGAGTGCTCGGGCGGTATTGGTTTGCCGTCCTTGATATACAACTCCAAGCTCTCATGCACCTGTGTGCCGTACCGCGTAGCCTCAGTCTCTACGAATGGGTAGTTCTTCAAGACTTTGATTTCGTGGTAGCGGCGTTGACACCCCTCAAAATCTTTGAGAGACGAGTGTGACCATGCGGGTTTTTTCATAGTTTGGATGAGTTGACTGCTTGCGTTAATCTGCTGGCAAAAGCTGTGACGAAGTTCTCGTTGTCGGTCAAGTCGTTGCCCATGTCTTGCAGGATGATGTGCGTCAACTCATGCCAAAACGTGTCGTCGATTTCTTCTTGCTCAAACGGGTTGCCAAAGTCGTCGTACTTTGCTATCTCAACTAGCTTCTTGCGGTAGTACGTGCGCCCCATTGCGGCGGGGTTCTGTATGGTGTGCCGCCACTCGACGTTGTATGTCGTTGGCCCCACCGTGAACTGCTTCGGTATCTTCACTTGCTTCTCCTTATGATTTTGCTAGCCCATATCTACGGTGCGCACCACCGTCAGCGGCCAAGGGTATCCCCGGCATGTAACTCGGCTCCATAGTCATCTGCGCCAAGACCCAAGTCTTCGCGTCAACAACTTCTGCGTCAGTCACCAACACGATCTGTTCATCGTGCACAGTACCAACCACAGGGTATCTCTTTGCTACCCTCAACATCCCATCGGTCATGACAATGCGTGCCAATGCCTGCGTAACATTGTTTGTTATTTTTCCTGCATACAACTTCGTTGCACGCTCTCCGTACACCCACTGCGTTTTGCCTTTATCGTCTAACTCAGGGCGCAGATTTGGGTACAGAAGTTTCATTCCGTTTGGTAATTCTATCTCGCCTTTGCGGAATGTCAAACACTTGTGCGTGTACTCTTTGCCCAAATACAGCGACTTGTATATAAGCTCACTGAACAACGCCCACAACGCCACGATAGGCCAAGCAGTCCGGCGGTATGAGTCAATGATTGCCTTGGCGGCAAGGGCATGAGTCAAGAGTTCCTTGTCAGAACAAGTGTGGGGGATGTCAAACAGCTTGTCGTCGTTGCCGTCCCACTCCACAAACTTCTGCGCGTACTCAGAACTCACCCCCAGTGCTTTGGCAAAGTCTTTGGAGTACCTGACTGGCGGTGCGCCAAGGAAGCCGGTGAGGAGTTGCGAAGCGAACGATGCCCATCCCAACCCGTAGCCGCACCCCAACAAAGCGCTCTTCGCAGATTGGCGAAGGTCTGGATGAGATTCTTTGGTGAGGTTTGGTATGTTAAACATCTGAGCCCCGAACGCCGCGTAAGGGTCACCGCCTCCCCTGAAGATGTTGAGCATCTCTTGGTAATCCGAAAGCCAAGCAAGAACTCGCGGTTCAATCTGAGATAAGTCCCCCACGACCAGTTGGTATCCTTCGGGAGCCATAATTGCTTTGCGTAGGAAACTACCTCGCTTGAGGTTTTGCATGTTGATGGCACTCCCTTTTGCTGCCGTCCACCTGCCCGAGAGAGCACCGTAATACGATAGCGGAACCGGTAGTTTGCCGCGCTGACTGATGTCCAAGAATCGCTGTGCCCTTGTGCGCTCGGTCGTAGATTTAACTTTAAGGCGTGCTTCACAAAGGAGGGCAACATCTTCACGTTCACCGTTGAGCAACGCTTGGAACAAGGCATCATTCTTGGCAAGAGCGAGCGTTTCTTTGCCGGTAGTTTTACTGACTTTAGTCGGGGCAACAACCCCGAGGCTTTGAAGTACGTTTGCAAACTTTGGGTTCGATGCAAGCTCAACCTCTTGTATGCCGAGTCTTTGTAGTAGTCCTTCACGTGCTTCTCCTTCTTCTGTTAGTGCCTTGATAAGCATCTTGTGGTCAACCTCAAGCGTTGGGCGTGTGTACATCTTGAGCGTCATGTCGATCAAACGCAGTTCGGATTTGGGGTATCCTTCGACCAAGCGATCAAAGATTCGTTCGCATAGATATACGTCGTGTTTGCAATAGTCTGCAAGTTCAGATTCCACGAGCGCGTCCAGCTCGGCCATACCATCGGTACTGTGCACGGCTGTCCCTTTTGGGGGAAGATTAAAATCTCCTGCAAGTTTGGCGAGACTGTTGCCAACTTCCACGCCGCGTAAAGCTCTCGCCATTGATAGTGTGTCGAAGATAAAGGCTGGTCTAGCGTTATATATCCACTCCATAATGGATACATCGAACTGTGCGTTGTGCGCAAGCACTGCGGTTCGTCCCCAGTCGATTCCAGAAAAGTATTCAGGTAGGTCTGATCCTCTAACCCATTTAATGTCATCTGCGCTTCCGTACTCATGGACACAAGCGCCGAAAGATACGAACCTTTTATCACGTATGTACTCCTCTGTTGTCATCTTTGATAGCGTGTAGTCACGCTTGTCCCATCGAGTTTCAAAGTCGATGGTCAGTATCCTGTCAAATGGTTTAGTCAATTAAATGCCTCCTTTGGCGGTGCGCCAGCCATATTTAGATAGCCGAAAAAATCGTTTGCCTCGAGCAAAAGCTCCGCAGCTTCCATGTCATCTACGTTCATGGTGATGAGTCCTGCCATCTCCCCCTTCGACTTGATGAGCAGTACCGCTTGGTCTGGGTCATCGCCGTAGCACCTGACCAGTTGCAGTACAACCATCTTGAAGTGCTCACGCTCTTCCTCAGTCATTACTGCGAGTCGTTGTTCGATTGCGTCTTGTTCCATAGTAGCTCCTCTAGTTCGTTGATGTTGTCTTCGTTGATGACCATTGAAATCCCCCCTGACCTGCGTATGCGGTACAGGTTGTCCTCTTGTAAAGTTGTTGGCTTATTTTTTCCTGCCTTTGCTTCAATGCCAACAAATCTGCCGTTGACGCAGACCAAGAAGTCAGGCACGCCTGAGTTTCCATAACCTGTGCCAATAGGCATAGCGTAGTACGCGCCTGATGTTTCCAACAGTTTGCGTATTTGCTTCTTTACTTTTACTTCGGGTGTCGATGCCATACAGTTTCCTTTGAATTGGTGAGGGGGTCAAGTAGATTACACGCCCCCTCGGTCGTGTTCTGGAGTGAATGCAGAGGCTCACTTCTCAAGGGCTAACACCCCCGCATCCAACAAAACGTGTTCGCATCTACTAGGCTTGCACGCGGTGTTCAATTAAATAGTTAGCCCTTTTGTTTTTTGTCTCTGACGTCTTGTAAAAGTTTTCTAAGCCACGCACCGCCACCAAGCTTTATGTACTCTTCATACTCACTCTGCGTTACACGTACGCCAATAGTCTTGCCGCTTTTGGTTAACTCAGATTTTGGTCGTGGCATTTGTGTTGCTCTCCCGCTTGTTTAGTTAAGAATACCAACTTACACTTGGTGCAGTACCACGCTGACCCTTGAGAAACAACGGTCTCCTTGTCTTGGTGTATCCCTTTGGTTCTCCCAAAGAATGTGCGTATGCGTTCAAGCATTGTGTTTCCTCCATCTTCTACATAAATCTTTTGCCGTACTGCTCTTTGGTTTCCTGTCGCACATGGCGCTGATAGATCTCTCCTTTGCTTGTACTTGTAGTTGCGCTGGCGTAAGAGGCTTTGGCGTGTCGGGGAACAAGCCATGCCAGCCTGATACCCCCATGACTGCACTAAGAATGATTCGGTCAATCATTTATAAACAGGCACAACTTCGCCCCCAAAATCTTTTTGAACATCCCTAGCTTCAAGTTCAGTCCAAAAGAATTTTGCTTCGTGTTTATCTTTTGTCCAAACATATCCGTATGGCTTCATTTGTCATCCCCTGCGTGTTTTGCCAGTCGCTTCTCTAACCTTTGAATGCGCTCTTCGTTGTACTGCATAGCGGCGTGGGCATACTCAGCGGCAGTCTCAGCTTCCAATTTGCGTAAGTGCGCCTCTTGCAGTTCCAGTTGGATCACCTCGGAAATAGTTTTGGCTCTGAGAATGTCTTTGATGTATTTAATTGTTTTTTCTCTGAATGTCATGTGTTCCCCCACTGTGTATATCCAAGAATCTTCATTACCGCTGTTTCGTGGATGGCATCCCACCAAAACCTAACGCCTGATGCTGTTTCCACAAACCGCCATAGCGTCCCATAATCATCGGTTGTGTACCAAACTTTGCGTGTCATGTGTTCTTCTCCTTGAGTTTGGCTTCAATATCTCTAACCATTTCAAAGATGGTTGAGCGCCCAGCCCCCGTCTGAAAATCTTCCCAATCCCAGTAGAGTTCTACCTCCTCATCCGTCAGCCCAACCCACGGCTTCTTGTAGTCTTGGATTTTCATCTCCCAAATGTGTTTTACCAAGATGTCAAACCATTCTTGTGTGGCTTTGCCTCTACCCATACCCTCTAACGGCATGATGGCGGGACGCAGTTCTTTGATGAGTTGCAACACTTCGTTAATAACATCATTGCGTGGTGGGTTTTTGTATGCCGCTAAGTAAGGATCAAGCGCCGCTTTCACCGACTCCTTGCGCTGCTTTGCCTGTCGCTCAATCTCGTTGAACGCTTCGTCTTCTTCAGTCATCATCGCCTCCGTTCTGCGTTGTGTAAATCATCCAACCGATCATGGCACATACAAAGACAAACATAATAGCGCCCAGTGCCAGCATCGTTGCCATAAAAATAATATTTGCTAGTACTTCTAACATATCAACCTCCGAAGTATGTGTGTAGCTCTCTGTACAAGGCGTGCGCCTGCTTCAAGCCGATGTTGTTGATGACTGTCTCAACATCCCACGCAGTCTTCACCATAGGCTGCGGACTGAGAGCGGCGATGCCCTCGCCTCGTGTGGTTTTGGCTTTCTCTATGACTTGCGTGGCTTTGATTTGCTTGCGTACCTTTATGGGTGAGTACTCGTTGACTATCGTCGTGTAGTTGCCGTTTGCATCCCTCATGCACAACCCATTCTTAACAAACTGCGTGAGCAGTGAGCCAATAGATGACGGCTTGTATCCCTGCTTCTCCAACGCCGCACAGATGGTCTTGCACGACTGGTGCGGGTTGTTCTTCACGAAGTCGAATGTTGCTCGTGTTACGTTGTTGCTAACTTTAAAATGTGGTACGTGTTTCACTTTTTTCTCCTGTTGTTGATTATCTAGCTCCCATTCGCTGAGTATTCCAGTCAGCGCAGTTTTTATATCAGGCATGAGTGTTCCCTCCTCTTAGAAATTAAACTTGTCGAGTATTGCATCGACATTCTTCTTGACATCCTGTCGGATGGTCTCGTCTTTACGCAACTCGCTAGGAGTCACGCCTACCAACAACTGCTCAAGCTCACGCCGCGCTGTCTCCAACGCAGGGTCATTGGTAATGTTGAGTGACTTAGCTAAGTCACACATCTCTAGCGCGCCATCGACAAGGGTGTCGTGGAAGCGTCGAGTCTTAGCCTCACCCTGCACATAGTCAGTAGTAAGTCTGTCAGAGATACGCTTGAGTCGTTCACCCAGTCGAGCACGAACATCTGCCATAGCGTAGTCGATGCGTTCCTGAGTTAGTGACTCAAGCTTAGCCTTGAGTTCTTCCTGCGCCTTGTTGCCCACATCCACGCGGAAGTCACCCGCTGTCGGTACGGGCATGTAGTTGACGCGGAATGAGAACTTGGTAACCAAGTCGTTGGGGGTTGGGAAGTCATCTCGTCTAAACATATCACCGAGAGCCATAGCCTGTGCTGTGATGAGCGATGGGTAGATGGTGATGAATGCCTTGACCAATGCGGCAATCTCCTCATCGAACTCGTTCATGCGTTCAGCAAACTTGATGAAGCGCGTGTTGGGTAACAAGCGCAGACCCGAGTCAGACCAAGGCGATGTGTTGTCGTACACATACTGACGAGCACGACCGACTGCCTGTTGGATGACCTCCAACTCTGTGCGACCTGCAAGCAAGTGCTTGTTGACACGCGCCGCATCCTTGGCGGCGTTCTTGTTTGATGTGACCTCATCGGTCGTGGACTTGTCGAGCTTGCGAGCCGTCCACACAGAGGCGTTGAATTCCACCAGCATTGCACAGGTGTCGATGTTGAAGCGAGGTGTTGTGTTCATATTGAATACTCCTTTTAGTTACTTACTTGGTTGAGAAAAAGATTTTGTGTTCAGCCAACATCTTGCCGAAGTCGGACAAGGTGATGAACAAGTCCACACGCTGAGATGTAGCCACGGTGTTGCAGAAGATTGACTGCATCTCTGCACGCATACGCCACACATATGTGACGATTGCTTCTGCTTCTGTTCTATCCTTGGCACGCGATACGAACTGGAAGACTTGAATCAACTGAGCAGTAGGGTTGGTAGACAAAGGTGCAGTCTTGGGGTCTTTGATGACACGCGCATAGTCACAAATCTCACGACCAAAGCGCACGAACGATGCCAACGCCTCAGCAGTAGTGTGACCCACAGTACCAATCAATGCTTGCTCAATGGTTGTGTCGTCGAGTATGCCAAGACCCTCATCCAAGATGTCACCAGCGGCGGCAAGTGAACGAGGCGTTGCGTATGCTTGCTGTGTTGACTTGGGATTGAATGGGAAGCCGTTGTCCTTGGACATGTCCTTGCCCTCGTATGCACCACCCTTCTCGTAGTCAAGGAACGATGCCATGACGCGAGGCTCGTTGGATACAAACGCGATGACCATAGGATTGATACCGGCATCGGTTGCCCACTTGACCCACTCTTCAGCGGTAGGCTTACGCATCTTCACGAACACAAGACGATTACGCAAGTGTGCTTGGATGGAGTCACCGAGACCCTCGATTGAAAGATTGGTAGCGGCAAAGATAACGCTACCCTCAACGAAGTGGAAGTTGCCAACGCGTTGCTCGTAGACGATAGGCGCAAGCACATTCTTGATGAACTGCGGTGCCTTGGCTATCTCATCTAAGAACGCGATGATTGGCTTACTGCCATTGACGCCACGCTGATTGAACTTGCTGACACCGAAGCGTTCGTTGGGAAGCTCGCGAGAGATGCCGTTCTCGCGGTCAAGGTCAGGCATCCATACAGAACCATCGGACAACTGAGTGCAGTCGATGGGGTCAACGGCAATGTGATTGGCGAACTTGGGCATACGCTTGAGTTGATGGAACAACGCGGTCTTGCCGATGCCGTTCTCGCCCTCGACGATTACTGTACGCTTGTGACCCACAGCGGCGATGAGGTTGATGACTTGAGAAGAAGAAAGATATTGATTCATGTTGATTACTCCAAAGGTTGATTGATTAAACAGAGATACGAACTAACTTGCCGTGAGTGGGAACGAAGTCTTCGTTCTCCACCACACCCCACAGAGACGGCATTGGGGTATTCGGGGTATCGCAACCGAGGTAGCCGTCAGTCAGCCACACGATTGCTTTAGCATTGATTTTGTGGTGCAGTATGTAGTCAACAACTGCTTGCGGTGTAGTGCCGCCACCACCTTGAGGTTTGAGTAGTGTTGCAATCTGCTCGTAGTCAATAGGCTTGAACACTTGGTCACCGCACACCTCGTTGTCCCACCACAAGATACGAACAGCCTCGGGTCTTACTTGCGAGAGCATACGAGCAATCTCACCGAAGATGAGGCGATAGTATGGCGCCATCGAACCTGATGTATCGGGCGCAAGGATAAGCTCACCGACTGTCTCGTTGAAGTGCGATGGCATGATGTAGCCCGATGCAAGCATACGCTTGTTGGGAGGACAGAAGCGTGAGTTTTCGTCGCCACTACACACAGACACAAGCCAGTCCTGCATAGCCTCGACATAGTTGGTTGTGCGTTCCTTAGCTGTGCCAAAGATGTCACGACCACCCTTGTTCTTACCTGCTAACTTACGCGCAAGCATCTCGCCTTGACGATTGGCATCGTCAACATTCTTGCTGTGTTGTTGCTCGTCCTCTGCGTCATCGAACGCAGGGTCTTCATGCACATCGAGGGGTTCATCGAAGTCGTTGCCACCACCATTGCCATCCTTGTCAGGTTCTTTGCGACCTTGCTTGAGTAGGTCATTAAGAACTTGAGGGAATGACCAACCGAAATACTTGCGGTCAATACACAGCGTATCAGTAGGTCTCTCAACGAATGTGAAGTTGGGGTCAAGCTCTTCGATGAGTGCGTTGACTACATAGTCCTGCGCGATGTTGGCAAGTCTTGGCATTGCTTTGGTCTCTTTCCTGTACAGGATGCAATGCTTGAGTGCCACATGAAAGTTCTCATGCAGTACAAGGTAGCGCAGTTGCTTGCGGTTGAGTGGGGCGATAAATTCCTCGCCATACTTCTTGTCACGCCCATTGGTTGCGGCTGTGGGTGTGGTCTTTGAGACCTCTGACTTGCCCATACATATCACACCGCTGAGCAGTGCATATTGCGGGTGCCGCATACAGTCAATGTTCGCGGCTTGTATACGCTGGTTGAGCGTCATCTTCTCGAATGTCATAGTGCTTCTCCTGTAGTGTTTGACATTATTCTAACATAGGTGTCCAAGATTAGACACCCTCGGGTTTCTACCAACTCACATTACTGCGGGGGTAGTCTTTCTCCACAACGAATTGTGGAATAGTCTGCTTGACGGATTTCTTTTCCAAGTCCAGCGCCTTGAGGATGCGGGTCGACACCGCTTTACGAATTTCCTCTGCGGTAATTTGCTTGTCCAGCTTCTCTATGCCATCGATGGGTGCGGTTGATTGCCAGACTGGGCGTAGTGTGAAGCCTCTCTGTTTGTATGCACGCTTGGATGCGAGCACATTGAACGCGTCCTGACACATCTCAAAGAAAGCGTGGATGTCAGCTGATGTAGCTGAGTCATTCGCAATCTTCTCGACGCACTTGCGGGAGTCGTAATCTGACACCGCACCGCCAGCCCAAGGACGCCCTAAGTTGTGAGAAACTGTAGCCTCAGCGGTGAACTCGGGCAGACGCATCTGCGCGAGCATGAGGTAGTTGTCGAACTTCTTGAGTATCTCTGCGCGTGCCGTCTTGTCCTCGTTGCCCGACACCATTCTGTGGTGAGATGTGTGGGATGACTTGGTTGTATCGAGCACGCCATCAACATACATGAAGTCGGCGCTGAATCGCTCGTCCCCATCGTACATGAACGCCTTGTTGTACACAGGCGCAATCACCTCACCAACTTGTGAGTTCTCGACACGCCTCCAACTGTCCTTGCCCAACACATAGTGCATGAAGTCCTTGCTTGTGATTGAGTTGTCACCCATGAACAAGCGGCGTTCGTGTTGCTTGCCGTCGACCATCGTTGGCTCGTAGTAGCGAGCCATAACTGTGTTGTACAGAACGACATCGAAGTGGTTTGCATACTTCACCACCCTGTAGTGGAAGTAGGTCTTGTAGAGTGGGCGTTGGTTCTCCATCCATCTCTTGCTACGGACTGCGCCGCGATGATTGAATACTGCCTGTGCTTCAGCATAGCTACGCACCCAAGGTAAAGCTCTGGTTGTGTTTCCGTACATATTGATTACTCCTCTGTGGTTGTGGTTGATTTAAGTGCGGGGAACTCTGTGTTGAGTGAGTGGGATGTGTAGAGGTAGTCCCAAAGGTCATCGCAATCACCCCCTTGGTTACATTCCTCTTGCCCATCCTCACCCAGTTGGATGAGGCGCCACCCCGCCTCGGGGTAAAGTTCGACTGCCCATTCCATGAGTGCGTTGTGCGCCCTCACATCCTTGTAGTCGTCGTACCATTTCACATCACTCGTTTCAAATGTGATGATGGGTTGCACATACTCTGTTTCACATTCAAGTATTGCTTGCGTCCAGTCATCGTTGCGATGCTTGACTAACTCAACGAATGTGTCTCGTTGCTCTTCTGTTGCAAAGCGTATGACATACGCTACATCTGACCTATACCCCATGGGACACCTCCTCTTCAGTTAAAAGATTGCCTTTGCTATCGAAGCGCCAGCCGTTTATATAGATGAGTTCATTGAAAGTTTCCTCGCTTGTGTATGCCTCATACTCATCACGAAGAGCTACATAAATCTCATCCGCCAATGACTTTGCTTCTGCGAGCACCCACTCTTCTAAGTCATTAATCAGACTCTCAACACCTATCGCACGCGCCACAGCATTGACACCCGCGCCTTGGAAGATGCCTTGCCTGAACACCAAGTCATTGTCTTCAGCATCAATGTCCGCAGTAATGGTCACGCCCTCCAACCGCATACCACCTGAGTGGACATACATGAATGAAGTGGTATAGATGAGTGCCCTGATGCCTATCCACTCCTCCTGCATCAACGCAAGCAGAACTGTGTACCGCCCTGCATCGGGGTGCTCAGGCTTTACATAATGCTGAATGAAGTCATCGAGGTTGATGCGTCCTGTCCACGATGCGCCATCGCCTTGCGAGTAAAAACCTGAGTAGTGGATTTGGTCAACCAACATACCTGTAGCTTCTACTGCTTTGTCACCGATGTACTGTGCGTAGACTGGCTCGTACCAATCATCGGGCGGCTCGCCATACTGGGATATGGCGTTGTGCTTTGCGTGCTGGTCTAGTTCTTCAAACTCCATTTAGTTTCTCCAAAAGTTTTATCAATGTGCTTGCCAACTTCTCTTCAAGTATTTCTTCAACAATTTCTTGCACGCGGTCTGCGTCAGGGTAGTCGTTGCTGTCTAGATAATTTTCTATCTTGTCGTCAACGTCGTACGCATCAAACTTGTCATCGAAGTCGTAGTCTGTGATGGCGTCATGCACTTGGTTGCTGATGTCGGTGTCGCGTATTTCTCTGCGAACCTGCTCAGTAATCCTGTCGTCCATCAACTCCAGCACCGAGTCATTGTTCAGGTGTTCCTCTGTGTCGTTGTGCTCGCTTATCGATTCTTCTGCGATGTCTTTGATTGCCTCCCTGAACGACTCGTCGATGTACTTCACAGTACTATGCGCTTGCAGGACGGCGCTGACCTTCTCTTCAACCTGTTGGTCAATGTGCGTATTGATTGCATGAAGCAATGTGTGTATCAGCGTTGGTGTTACCTCGCGTGGTGGTGTTTCTGTTTGTTCCACAGCGTTGATTTCGGTTTGAGTTGATTGATTCATGTTGATTACTCCATTTAAAATACTGGTGAGGCGCACCAGCAACGCAACTTAGTATCAGAGTGATACTGAGATTCAAAAGACAATGAGTGTTCCTCTCCACACGAAGAGGTCGAGGGCGATGGTTGTGAGTGCGGCTGTGTACACAATCACAAAGGCTAGGTTTGTCATGTTGTTAACTTCTCTCGCACTCGGTTGAGTGCATTGAAGCGGTTTTGTATCTCGCCTATCTTCACATTGCGGAATGCCTCGTCGTGTTCCGAGTAACGTGCGTCCACATACTCACGCACATCACCGCCCGACCTTCTGTAGATGTGGCTGTTGATGGCGAGTAGCACCGCGTCCACCTGTTCTTCTGTTAAGAAGATTTGTTTATCTGTCATTCGTTTCTCCAAAATAAGTTTGTTTATAAATTCCGACAGGTCTTTGTTCATTCTTCTATCTCCTTGGGATACTGCATGAACAGTATCCTGCCCTTGTAGTCGTGCGGTGAGAGGAAGTCACAGTTATTTAGCTCTGCGGCTTTCGCCTCTATGTCACCATCGGCTATGTACTCGGCGCTGTGGACGCGGTGTATGAGTGCTGAGTCCCCGTCAAAGAACTCAATGTCCCCGAAGATTACGAATCGTTTCATTCTGCTCTCCCTTCAATTTCAAAACCATACGCATAGGTATCCGATGCCTCATTTGCAAACGTCTTACCTACCCCGATGTCATCGACTACATTTTGTAGTGCTTCTCCCAAATCGTTCGCCTCGTCATAAGTTATGACCAACACGAACCTGTTGCCTGCGCCCTTGTTGTATTTATCTATGTTCATGTTGCTTCCCTTTCTGTTTTGTTCATGAATACCCTCAACTCTTCAAAGTTGTAAACGAACCGCCCATGCTCATCACGAAAGCGCCACTCATCACAAGTGGTGCATCCCGCCGCATAGGTACGGCATCGCTTGCCTATGGCACCGCGCAAGAACTTGAAGCCTTCCTCTGATATGTAGTGGGTCTTAGCCCTTCGGCGTATCTGTCTGACTTTCATATCACTTCTCCTTTTAATCGTGTAACTGCGTCTTCAAGATACTGGATAGCGTCACCCTGATGCTTCCATGTTTCACCGCCATTGTCATCACCCTCGACATATGCGTAGTAGTGGTTGCCCCCCACCTCAACCATCCCCTTGCTTTTTATTGTTGGGAAGTCAAAGTGGTAGTGCTGACACCAATGCAAATCCGATTCAGATTCGGGGTTCTCTAACATCCACTCGACTTTTGTCAGCACCGCCATACCTTTCGGCAAGCGGTCAACGATGCTTTGTGCAAACTCCTTGTCGGGTTCACCATCGGGCGGTGTGTTTCTGAATTGCTCGAACAAGACTTGCGCCTTGTCTTCGCCATGCTCTTCAATCAAGTCATCTAAATCTACATAAGGTGTATTCAGTACTGATATATTCATCTCACTTCTCCTCAAAATCTAAATCAACACCAACGAAGTACAACAGTCTGTTGTCACGCAACCGCAGTCGTGTGTAGTTGTATCGTGGGTCATCGCAGTTCTCGGTGTTGCCCTCCAACTTGGCACCGATTAGCTCTTCATCACTGATGTAATGCTCACCTACATATTGCTCATGTTCAAGCACATCTTCAAACGCAGGAATAGCAAGCCCATCCTCCGCTAAATCATGTCGCATTTGTATTTTCATCTCACTTCTCCCAAAGTTGTTTATGTAAACTCAGTATCACCCCGATACTGAGTCGTCTCTGCGCCGAGCCAGTAGCTCGGGCACTTTCATGTGCTCTCTGTCCTCCCTTCCTATTGATAGCCAGCGGTCACGCAATGACTCAATGGCAAACGATGAGACCAACTCCCACCAGTTACGCTTCTCTTTCTTGTACTTGCTTGGCTCAGACTCGAAGTCCAGCAGTATCCTGCTCTTCTCCCTTGTCAGTATTGATAGGTACTTTTTTAGTAACCCCTCGTACTCGCCTTGTCCCATCTGTTCGGCGTAGCTACGCTGTGCTCTCACCTTTTTGATTTCATAACCCATCGGGTCTAAGGTTTGTTTGAGTTGGTTGCGCCACTTGTCTACCCATGCCTCGTAGCGTGCCTTGCTCATGATGAGCCTTGCCATGCGTTGGCGTTCCTCAATGATGGATTCCATCTTTGATTTCCCTATGTCGCCACTCACCACCATGTTGTGCAATTCCTTGCGGGTCTTCTTGCTTGGGGGTGTGCGCTTGGGTTGGCAGGCTTTGCAATTCTTGGAGGAGATGGTCATAAGCACATCACCTTTCATGCCTCGGGCTTGCATCTGTGCGCGTGTGAGTCTGCGGTTGAACTCAGCAAGAGGCTTTTCTTCTCCGCATTTGTTACACTTTTTCATACATTTGTCCACTTCGTTGTTCGAGCATACCCACCATTTTTCCTTACTGGACAACCTAGTGGGTGCGGTGTTTTACCAGTAGGCATCAGAGATTTTAATACAGCATCCCACAATACCTATCGCATACGGACATATCAAAGGATAAATAACTTTAAATAAGTTTTCACACCCACCTCAACCTGTATATATATATATTTATCTTTTTATCTCTTATATATATATAGGTATTGTGGGATGGGTATGGCTTGAAGCCCCGCCAGTATTGGGATGCGCGATACCCACCAGATTGTCCACATGGGAAAAATAGTGGGTATCGTTCCCACACCTGTATATAAACACAGTTGTGGGTAAACACAGTATCAATGTGATACTGAGTCGTCATATCAGGCGCAGTTGTTGGGCTGAACGCTTGATGTCTTGCCACTCATCGAGGGCGGCTTCTTCTCTGAGCTTGCGCTTCTTGTCGTGGTACTCCTTGGGGTTCTTGTCGTATAGGTCTGCCATAGCTTTGTAGTCTTTGCGTAGCTCGGCTAGCTTGGTGCGGGTATCGGATGGGATGTGGATGCGGTATTTCATTGTGGTTCTCCTTAGTTGTATTGTTGGATGAGGGTTGCGCCGTTCCACATTTCGACTGTGCCACCCATGCGTGAGAGGGCATCAAACAGGACGATGGCATCGAATTTGTTTTGGCATTGGTATGTGCGGTCAGCACCTTGGTGACGAAAAATGATTGTGTGTGACATGAGAATCTCCAAGTTAGACAGAAAAAGAAACAGCGGTGGGACTTGGCATCCACACCGCTTGGAAAAAACTTAGTATCGAGTTGATACTGAGTTACTGCACAGAAGCCAAGAAGCGACGCTTCTCAGCGGTGGTGAGCTTGCTGAAACTTGTTACCAAACGCTTGACCTTGTCAGTCTTGCTGTTGGTCTTAGCCTTGGGTTTGCTTGGTGCTGTCTCTCCGCCAAAGATGCGGTCAAGCACTCTGTTCATCGCCATGCGTGCGGTGCTACCTTGCGGGAAGGTCATGCCTCGCTGACCCTTGTATGCCTTGCACTTGTACTTAGCTTCAGCCCACTCTATTACCAACGGCTTTGCGTCAGCACGAGAGGCGATGCCCAAGGGCAACAAGTCAGAGAGAAATTCGACAGAGATACTGTCGGCTTTGTTGAACACGGCAAATGCCTGTGCCTTGATAGATGCGAGTTGCATATTGATTACTCCAAAAGAAAAGCCCCGCATAGTGGCGGGGCGTCACAGCGAATGAGTTCCCCCAATCGATAAATCTATTATAACACAAACGAGTTGTCCTATACCCTTGACACGAGATATGTGAATACCTTAGACCACACCATACCCCCACCACCCCTTATAGGCAGCGAGGCGGCGTTGTCCCGTGAACACTATTCCCCAGCCATTCTCAATATTCCATTAAACCTTATTTACTACACCCCATAAATTTTATAAAAATTTCAAATAACCTGTGTCAAACTTTGGACACTCCACCATAAAAAAAGCCCCCTGACTCACATCAAGGGGCTGAAGAGACTTTGCAGTCTAGGAGAAGCAACGGACAACTGCTTGCCGCATCACTTAAGAAATAGTATACACTCCGGCCATCGAGGTTGCAAGGGCCGCGCATGTTAGAACACTTGGTGCAATTTGAGCCAGACGTCACCAGTCTGGAAGATTTCAGGGAACTGGATGATGTGTCATCTGGGGATTTGCTGTCTGCGCAAGTTGCTACTACGGAGTGGCTTAAAGAACTTGGTGTTGCCGCAGATGCAGAAGTAAATAGGGAAGCGCAAACTACCGCCGCCCGTGAAGCTTTCAATGTCGTCACCACAAACACAGACGACGCAACACAAAAATCCAAACTGCTTCAACTTAAAACCCCAGAGGCTGTGCGCCACATTACAGGCATGTTGACTGCCTATGACTGGGAGTTTGTGGAGATGGCCAAAGAGTTGCGCGGGTACACCGTAGCAAAACTTTTTGAAGAAACCCAATCCCCCAACGCCAACATCCGCCTTAAAGCCTTAGGACTACTGGGTAAAGTTACAGAGGTGGGTTTATTTACAGATAAGATAGAAGTCAAGAAAACTGACCTCACGGACGAGGAGATCGACCGCAAGCTTAAAGACAAGCTGGCCAAGTTCATGGGCGTACAAGACGCTGAGGTTATCGAGGATATAGAGATAAATGAACCTGAACGATCTGACACTGAGTCCAACTGAGATTCAGGCTATCCAAAAAGCTCTCCCCACCCTGAACTTGGCGGAGAAGGTGGAGCTTATGGATATGTTGGAGGAGCGCGAGAAACGCTACCAAGTCAACGTGGGTCGTACAAACATGATCGACTTTGCCAAGCATGTCTACCCCGGATTCAAAGTTGGGCCACACCACAAGAAGCTGGCGCGTATATTCCAAGATGTGATTGACGGTAAAAAGAAGAGAGTAATTATCAACATTGCCCCACGTATGGGTAAGTCTGAGTTCTCCTCTTACCTGTTCCCTGCGTTCTTCCTAGGTAAAAACCCTAACAAGAAGATTATCATGGGGACGCACACTGCGTCGCTGTCTGAAGACTTTGGACGGCGGGTTCGTAACTTACTGGATGATGAACAATACCATGAGCTATTCCCCCAAACACTTGTGGCAGATGACCAGAAAGCCGCTGGAAAATGGTCTACTGCTGCTGGCGGTCAATACTATGCGGCTGGTGTTGGTGGCGCTCTTGCCGGTCGTGGTGCTGACTTGTTTGTTATTGACGATCCACATTCGGAACAAGACGTAAAAGCAAACAGTCGTCTAGCGTTTGACACGGCGTGGAGTTGGTTCCAGACTGGCCCTTTGCAACGTCTGATGCCGGGGGGTGCGATCATAGTCATCATGACGCGCTGGGGGCCGCTGGACTTAACTGGCAGGCTTATCCAGTATCAGGTGAGTAACCCTGACTCCCCCGTTTGGGAGATCGTGGAGCTTCCAGCCATCTTGAACGAGAACACGGAGAACGAGAAGTCCCTCTGGCCGGAGCAGTGGCCGCTGGAGGCGCTGAAGTCTGCCAAGTCTTCAATGGATCCCCGCTACTGGAACGCGCAGTACATGCAGCAACCGACCAGCGATACGGCGGCGATCATCTCAAGGAAGCACTGGCGTATATGGCAGGGGGACGATCCCCCTACTTGTGAGTACATCATCCAGTCTTGGGACACGGCGCATGAAACCAAAACAACCTCCGACTATTCTGCCTGTACTACTTGGGGGGTCTGGTACAACGAGGAGGAGAACGACAAGCCCCAGCTTATCCTCCTTGACGCTTTCAAAGACCGGATTGCATTCCCAGAACTCAAACAAACTGCTTTCAAACACTGGAAGGAATGGCAACCAGATGCCTTCATTGTGGAGAAAAAGGCGGCAGGTGGACCACTAATCCAAGAACTCAGGGCGATGGGCATCCCTGTACAAGAATTTACACCGAGCCGTGGAAACGATAAGATGGTGCGTGTGCAAGCCATAGCGGACTTGTTCTCCTCTGGTATGGTGTGGGCACCTGACACACGTTGGGCACGCGAAGTGATTGAGGAAGTTGCAGCCTTCCCAGTTGGCGAGCACGATGACTATGTGGACACGACCAGCCAAGCACTGCTTCGATTCAGACAAGGCGGCTTCATCACGCTAGACACGGATGAGCCAGATGAACCAAGATTTTTCAAACGTCGTTCTGCGGCGTACTACTGAGGTACGGATGGAAACACAGAAGTTCATGGGCAGAAACCAACTGATAGACCGACTGGCAGCGCAGATTGGTTCTAGGGATGCTGCGCTTGAAGTTCTACAAAAGCGGGGGCACGTCGATGCCAAAGGCAATTTAACCGCTGAAGGCAAAAAACGCGACGCCATGACCGCCGAAGAGCGTGCACTGGACAGAGCAAAAACTCGCACGGGGAAACCCCCATCGGCATTTAAATACAACCCGACAACAAATCGGGCTACTCTGAGAAAGAAGTACTGACATGGCAACCAACATAGACAAAGCCCTGTACCAACAACCCCAAGGTATGGAAGAACTGGCACAAGATGAAGATGCTATCGAGATTGAGATTATTGATCCTGAAGCGGTCAATATCAGCATTGGTGACTTAGAAATCAGCATGATTCCCAGTGAAGATGAGGATGATTTCAACGTGAACTTGGCCGAGGACATGGACGAGGGTGCGATGGCTTCGCTGGCAGGAGACTTGGATTCGGACGTTGAGCAAGATAAAGGCTCACGCAAAGACTGGGAGAAAGCCTACACAGAAGGCTTGAAGCTGTTGGGACTCCAGTATGAAGAGCGTACAGAACCTTGGAACGGCGCTTGTGGTGTGTTCCACCCCATGATTACAGAAGCGGTTGTAAGGTTCCAGTCAGAGACAATTACAGAGCAGTTCCCAGCCGCAGGCCCAGTGCGCACAAAGATCTTGGGTAAAGAAACCCCTGAGAAACAAGAGGCGGCGGTTCGTGTCGAGGCTGACATGAACTACGAGTTGACAGAAGTCATGCGCGAGTTTAGGCCTGAACATGAGCGCATGTTGTGGAGCTTGCCAGCTACCGGTTCAGCGTTTAAGAAGGTCTACTACGACCCAAACATTGGCCGTCAAGTATCTATATTTATACCCGCAGAAGATATTATTCTGCCCTACGGAACGACAGACTTAGATACTTGTTACCGCTTGACACACGTCATGCGCAAGACCAAGAACGAGATCATCAAGCTCCAGCAAGCAGGCTTTTACCGTGACATTGAGTTGCCTGACCCCAGTAAAGAACAAGACAACATCAAGAAAGCCAAGGACAAAGAGACCGGTTTCTCTGATTTAAATGATGAGCGCTACACCCTGTATGAGTGCCATGTTGACTTGGTGCTGGAAGGAGATGAGGACAAAGACGACGACGGTGAACCTACCGGCGTAATGCAACCATACGTAGTTACCCTAATAAAAGGAAGCAATGATGTCTTGTCTATTCGGCGGAACTGGAACCAAGATGACCCCCTCAGACTCAAGCGCCAGCACTTTGTCCACTACCAGTACATCCCCGGTTTTGGAGCCTATGGCTTTGGACTCTTCCACCTTATTGGTGGATACGCTAGGTCAGCCACCAGTATCATGCGTCAGCTTGTCGATGCTGGGACGCTTTCTAACTTACCCGGAGGTCTTAAAACTCGCGGAATGCGCATTAAGGGAGACGACACCCCCATCGCTCCCGGAGAATGGCGAGACGTAGACATTGCCTCTGGAGCACTGCGTGACAGCATCTTGCCCCTACCCTACAAGGAACCCAGCGTTGTCCTAGCCGGACTGATGGACAAGATCGTAGAAGAGGGCCGTCGCTTTGCCGCAACAGCGGATATGAACGTGTCGGACATGTCCGCACAGGCTCCTGTGGGTACGACACTGGCTCTTTTGGAGCGCCAGCTTAAGGTTATGTCTGCTGTGCAGGCCCGTCTGCACTACACCTTCAAGCAAGAGTTGCGTCTGTTGGCGGCAATCATCCGTGACTACACCGAGCCAGACTACGACTACGACCCCGTTGATGCCCCACGTAAGGCTAAGCAGTCAGACTACGACCACATCGACATCATCCCCGTGAGCGACCCCAACGCGGCCACAATGAGCCAGCGGGTTGTGCAGTACCAAGCGGTCATCCAGATGGCGCAGATGGCGCCTGATATTTATGACTTGCCGCAGTTGCACCGCAACATGCTCCAAGTTTTGGGTATCAAGGATGCCGATAAGCTTGTCCCCCTGCCTGACGACATGAAGCCTAAAGATCCTGTGACTGAAAACATGGGAATCATAAAGAGCGAGCCAGTCAAGGCGTTCTTCTACCAAGACCATCAGGCGCACATGCAGGTGCATATGGCTCTTATACAAGACCCAACAATTGCACAGATGCTTGGACAAAATCCTAAAGCACAGCAGATTTCAGCCGCACTCATGGCGCATATTGCTGAGCACGTTGGCTTTGAGTATCGTCGTAAGGTTGAGGAGCAGTTGGGTGCAGCACTGCCGCAACAGGATGAAAACTTGCCTCCACAAGCAGAGTACGCGCTGGCAAGTTTATTGGCTCAGGCATCTCAACAAGTGGTGCAGCAAAGCCAAACGCAAGCGGCACAGCAACAAGCTCAACAACAGGCGCAAGATCCCATCTTACAAATGCAGCAAGCCGAGCTTCAACTGAAACAACAAGAGTTGCAAATGAAAGCTCAAGAGGCACAGGCTAAAAACCAAATTGCACAACAGGAATTGCAGCTAAAGATGCAGATTGCTGGACAGCAAATGGAGTTAGATAAAGCAAAACTGCAATCAAAACTGGAATACGACGGCACCAAACTTGGAGCGCAAATTAAGAAAGATCAAGCTGAAATAGAGGCCAACCAACAAAGAGAGGGTATGCGCATGGGTATTGATATGGCCAAGCACAAAGCTCAAAAAGATTTAGATGCTCGGCAGACAGCACTTAATTATTCAAAGGAGAAACCAACTAAATGATTCAAGACTTCGCACGCGTATTGCGCGAAAAATTACGCACCGATATGAACAACTACGCAGATGACTGCGCTGGTGGGGCATGTCGCAATTTTGAAGAGTATCAAAAACTTTGCGGGATTATTCAGGGTCTAGCCCTCGCAGAGCGCCACTTACTTGACCTTGCACAGAAAGTTGAAAAATCCGATGAGTGAACTCATTCTAGAACCGGGGCAATTTGCTTTGCCCGATGCAATCCAACCCGTCGATGCACCAGTGCAAGACGCTACAGACGAAGAAAAAGCCACCATGCTGCCAGAGCCGACAGGCTGGAAGTTGCTGTGTGCCGTGCCCCCAGTCTCTGAAAAGATTGATGGTACTGCGCTTGATCTTGTGCGCGATACAAGCAGTATGCGACAAGAAGAAAGCGCAACCACCGTGTTGTTTGTGATGAAAGTTGGCCCTGATGCATACAAAGATCAGACCAAGTTTCCCGCAGGCGCGTGGTGCAAAGAAGGCGATTTTGTCCTTGTTCGTACCTATTCTGGTACGCGATTCAAGATTTTTGGAAAAGAGTTCCGGCTCATCAATGATGACCAAGTGGACGCTGTTGTGCAAGACCCTCGTGGGCTAACCCGCGCTTAAAGGAGTAGAAATGGCAGAGCAATATAAGTTCCCTGACGAACTTGATGACGACAAAAATCAAAAGGTTGAAATACTTCAACCTGAAGATGGTGTTGAAATTGAGATTGTTGACGATACGCCTGTACAAGACCGTGGTCGCAGACCGTTGGACAAAGAGGTTGAAGACCCCACGGACGACGAAATTGAGAACTACTCCGATAAGGTCAAGGTACGCATTAAAGAGTTAACCCATGCGCGGCACGACGAGCGCAGGGCCAAAGAAGCTCTTTACCGCGAGAAGCAAGAACTTGAGCGTCTTGCACAGCACATGGTTGAAGAGAACAAGCGTCTCAAACAGCATGTGAACAACGGCACGGAGCAGTACACGACGATGGCCAAGACCGCTGCCGAGGCGGAAATGGATAAAGCTCGTCGAGAGTACAAGGCGGCACAGGAGTCGTTTGACACCGATGCCATCCTTGCGGCTCAGGAAGCGTTGTTTGATGCTAAAGCAAGATTACAACAGGCACAAAATTTTCGTCCAACCCCTTTACAAGTGGATGAATATGATGTACAACCTCAACAACCTGTACCCCAACAGGTGCAACCCGACGAAAAGACACTGCGCTGGCAGGCAAAAAACCAGTGGTTCGGAGCACAGGGGTTTGAGGAAGTTTCCAGCTTTGCACTAGGGCTGCACCAAAAGCTAGTGTCAAACGGGGTTGACCCCCGCTCTGACGAATATTTC